GTCAACAATATCATGGCAATGTGTACTAGCAGTAAAAGCTTCGGCTTTAAACAATTTGAAAGAACCTATTGTGAACAACTTTTCCTTAACAAATCCGACAGTTACTAAAAACGAAATCACGAAAGACAATTTCTCAAATAAAGGATGTTGCATTCCCTTACGCCAAGCATTAATAATATTGCTCGCGTCCCAACCAGATTGTGCTTCCTGTTTAGGTAAATCAGTATCATCAGGCTTTTCTTCTTCCGTCAACCCTTCCGTGATAAAAGTGCGCAATTTAGTTGTAAACGATTCACTGGGTCTGAAAGTTGCCTTGGCAAACAGCATCAATAGCATAACAACATCTGCAGTACTTTTACATTTCCCTAACAACCAAAAGGTTGCAAAAATATCTTCAAGTAAATTTATAACTTGGTCACTTGCTGCATTTTTAGTTTTTATTTCTGAAATAAAACGTAAATAACTATCCTGCATTTTATCCCAATTCAAATCTCGCTCACCACCAGAATGTGGCTCCATGTCATCGAATTGTAAACTACCGAATAATGCAGTAACCTCCTCAATTCGTGGCATACGCCGGTGCTGCTTAATAAAAGCTCCAACGTGCGCAACCATTTCCGTCTCGCTGTGATGGAAATCGTCTTCGGTCCAGTCTCCACGCATACGATAATCGGTATGGTGAGACTTCTTCTGCCGCTTGGCATTTGAACAAATACGGCGTTGTCTACTAACGTTAGTGTTATTCTTCCTGTGACCACTGCCATTTGCATGTTTGCCACTATGGGCTTCTCTAGTACGATATATGTTAATATTTGCATGATTCAACATTGTAAAATTTTGTAAGTAAATGGTAATATAAAATAATTGGGGAATATATCAAATATGGTAATTAAAGAAATAACATTAAAATGGGGAATTTGGGAATAAAATGCTTGTAACTATGTTTATTGACGTTCGGCAGAAAGTCATGGGAATAAAAGCATTTCAGACTATGCAATACCCGTGGTCTATATGAGTAACTGGCTAAATCAAACCAGATTTGTACCTATAACTGCGACACTGGAACAACTCGTTTCTCAGTACAAATTTTACGTACTACCATTATTACACTCATTAGTAATAACTGTCTTTAGGCTCTTGCTACTTTCCAGGTTTGAAGCCTGTCTTATTGGCGTGTGAACACGTTCATAAGCTCCTATTTCAAACACTTA